CGGTTGAGGAAAAACCTATCATTGCAACCAGCGCAACGATGCAGGGCGGCATGGAAACCATGAAGTTCGGCTTAGGGGGAGGATTGTCGGAGTTGTTTGGCGGCGGTGCAATACCAATGCCTCCGCGTGGTCCAGCCGTCGCGGCGGGGATGTCCTCGCCGGTGCCAGTTGGAACGCCAACAGCGGAGTTTGCCGGCGGGCTCGAGACGCTCAAGTGGGATGTTGGTTCCGACATGAGGCGCGGCCTTGAGGAACTCGCGCGTGCAATCGAACGGCGCCCTGTGGTTACAACCGTGAATATCGATGGAACGAAGGTCGGGGAGGCTGTGGCTTCCGCGAATCGGTCCAGGCAGTCACGCGGCGGAATGCCTGTCTCGGGGGAGGATGGCTTATGAACGAATACGTGACCAAAGATCCCCCGAAGCTCTTGTTTGTAAACCTCGTGAGTGGCGACGAGCTCCCTGTGCAATTTAACCCAACTCAACTACGTGAGGCGATCGAGGCGAATTATTCCAGAGTAGTCGTTCCGGGTCAGTCGCACGCACAAATGCAATTCATCAATACGGATAATTTCAAGATCGATTTGGAACTGTTCTTCCGCGCGGTGACAAAACAGGAGCTCGAACTTATTCATCGCGCGCGTAGACAGATCCTTTCATGGGCATATCCTAGAATGGTTGCTAACGACATCGTTGGGGGCGGCGCGCCAAAGTTGTTGCTCTACTGGCCGTCAATGCTGTCGGTTGAATGCGTGTTGGCTAGCGCTTCGTTTACGCACGAGCGCTTCAACAATCAAGCGAGATCCGTGCAGTTTACGTGTGCCGTTCAGCTTGAGGAGATGCGAAACGTGCGATTACATTTTGACGAGGTGGCCGAGGATAATGTCCTTAGATTCGGTTCGGATTTAGGGTTAGAGGAGGAAGGCTGATGCCCCCACGGCAGTATTCACGGCATACGTTTACGACTGGGGAGGCCGATGAGACCGACCGCATTTTTCTATCGGAGCGCGTTCCTTTCGGATACGAGGACTTGTCGGATAACCGGCGTGTGGTTACGCAACAGGGGGATTCGCTTTATTCTTTAGCGGGCAGGTATTTCGCACCGTTGACGCGGCCGGCGGGCTTGTGGTGGATCATCGCGGATTTTCAACCCACTCCAATTCACGATCCAACAGTTCAACTTGCGGCGGGAACTACGATCATCATCCCGTCATTGCGTACGGTTATTGAACGCATTTTTAACGATGAGCGTCGGAGAGAAAGCGCGGTATGACCGATCGCCATGAGCCGCTGTTCTTCGTGCGCGTGAAGCCGAGTGAAGGCGGTGATTCCCGTATCGATATGACGGGGAGAATTACTTCTTTCGAGTACGAGGATAACGAGCGCGCGGCTGATAAACTGACGATCTCGATCGATAACTGGGATCTCTCGAACTTCGACGACCCGGTGTGGAAGAAGGGGAACATCCTAGAAATCTCGTGGGGCTATCCAGACACAATGGCGCTTCCCAGAACGGTCCAGATCCGTGAGGTGAAGGGATTTAACCCCTTGCGCGTTGAGGCGCATGGGAAAGAAGTCATCGCAAACAGGGTGGTTAAGAATCGCGTGTTTGAAAACACGAAGCGCTCCGACGTTGTACGTACGATCGCTAACGAGTTGGGCTATCGCGATGACGACGCGTTGCACATTCAGGACACCGAGATCGTTTACGAGACGATCGCGCAGGCGGGATTAACCGATGCGCAGTTCATTCGGCGGTTGGCGCATAAGGAGGGATTTCAGTGGTACGTCGATTTTGACGGCTTTCACTTTCACGAGCGCGACCTGACACAAGATGCTCTGCGCGTTTATACCTATTATAATATCAACGAGAAGCAGGGCGATATTCTGTCTATCGATATTACGAACGATGTTACTGCACGTCCTGGTCGTGTGAAGACGAAGGGGCGTGATCCCGAAAATCGGGCAGACGTCGATGGCGACGCATCCAACGCGAAAGATAACAAGCGTGGAGTTCTGTCTGAGCGGATCGAGGTTATCGATCCGGAAACAGGCGAATCGTTGGGTTTCAAGGAAATTGGACAGGAGTCTACGAGCGCAACGTCTGAGGAAAGTAACTCTGCCGCGGCGCGCCGCGCGGCGGCGAAGTTCAGGGGCATTCAACAGGTCGCGGTTAAGTTAAACATGACGGTCGTGGGCGATGCCACACTCGTTGCCAAGAGCGTTTTCCAATTGGAGAATGTCGGTAAACGGTTAAGTCAGCGATATTACATCCGTAAGGTCGTGCATACGATTGACAGCTCGGGGTATACCTCCCAAATCGAATCTATATCAGACGGCTCTGGCGGCCATTCTACTAAAAGCATTCACGCGCCGGAGTTGACCGCTGTTCAAGTGGCACCATCAACAGACGGGAAACGCGCGGCCGCGATAACAGCGGCTGCTGTCGCGCTAACACAGGCGCACTCGTATGCAAAGCAACACCAACTTTCTCCTCCGAGTCTTACCGCGCAAAAGGTCGGGGATCACTACGTGTTCTTAGACACTCAAGGCCGGCGCGTTCCGCCCGAAGCTGCAGCGCGTACTATTCAATCCGAGATTTCGCGTGTACACCAAGAGAGTATTGATGATGCTGAGGAAGAGGAATGATTGATCACGAAGCCCCGGATCCGCAACTTGTCTCGGTGTACGATGGCGTCGTACTCGATAGGAACGATCCCAAAAAAATCGGGCGTGTGCGTATTCGAGTTCCTGGACTGATTGAGCCGCCCGGCGTTTGGGCCATGCCAATAGGAATGCCCGGCAGCGGAAGCGCCTCAAGCGGCCTGTTCTTTGTTCCCGAAGTGGGCGCCGAGGTCGCGGTCCTTTTCAAAATGGGCGATGCGGACCATCCGCGCTATTTGGCGGGTGCGTGGGGGCGCCCGAATGGGCAGCCCGATATTCCGGGTTCAGCTCTAACCGCCGCGGACGGCACGGCGTATTCTGCGGAACAAACGCCTAACGTGCGCGTAATCGAATCGAAACGGTATGAGATCGTCATCGACGATAACGAGGGTCACGAACGGTTAGCGATTCGAGACAAACAATCCCCCGCAGGAGGCGAGGACATTATTGAGATCGACAGCGTCAACAACGGTGTCAGGATTTCCGGTACGGTTGCGGTGCTTATAGAGAGCGTAGGCGTTGTGAATATCAGGGGCTTACAGGTGCTGATAAACGGCCGCGTCGTGCGTGATACGGGGGATCCGATCTGATGGGCCTTCCTATTGTCGATACTTTATGCGGAGCGATTGATGCGGCTCAATTCGATTTGTGCATAACTTTTCCAGGTGCCGCGACGGTTTGCGCGTTTCCCCCGGGGTTTCCGCCAAGTTTGCTTGAACTCGCACGCTCTATGCTCGCGCAAGCCAGCGCGGCGATGGCACCGTTACAGCCTATTTTCGACATTATAGGCGCGATCGCGGCAGTGCTTAATTGCATTCAGGCGATTCCAGATACGATAGGTCCCCCACCGAATCCAACCGCGCTTGCGGAGTGCATACCTAATCTTGTTGAGAAGGTGGAAAAGTTGCTGGCGTTGCTTCCTCAGGTGTCCATTCCGTTGATGATCGTCGGGTTGCTCGATACCTTGATTCTCATGCTTAGCGCGGTTATCGCGGAACTCCGCAGCGTGATTTATCTGCTCGAGCGGATTTCTCGTGCGCGCGGCGTACCCGCGCTTGGGTTGCTGGCAATTATCGATTGCGGAGAACGAACCGCTGCTGGTCAGATGAGCAACATTGAATCTCTGATCGCATCAATAAATCCCGTGATCGAGTTGGTTAACGCGCTTGGCGGACTAGCGGGTATGGAACCCATCCCATCATTCGAAGGCGGGTTGGGCGACGATCCCCAAGCGGCGATTGAACCCTTGGAAGATATAAGAAATTTCCTTGTTAGCTTCCGCAATAGCATTCCTGTATAGTAGGATATCAGCGAGGTTGTTATGGACCAGGATTCTAAAGGCGTTCAAAACGCAGGGCTGTTGGAAGGGCTTCAACGCATGCGTTCAGAGAAGGCGGCTCAAGGCGCATACGCGGAAGGCATCATCGCTTGCGTATTGCGAATTAATCAATGGTTGGAAAACGCGCTTTCAGATGGCAGCGCCGTAATCGGTTGTGCAGCGTTATCGGGACTTTTAACTTCTATTGAAAAAGAGGCCAAAGGCGTAATTGGCTCTACATCCAAAGATGTGGAAGTGCTGACCAGGTCTGTCCAAGCATTATCGCTCGAAAACTCGCGCGATCAGATCGGCCAGCTTTTGAATACGATGCTGGCGCGCATACCCGGCGCAGCGCGGCCGGAGCACGCTAACGGTCTCTTTGCTGTACCGCCTAAAGAAGAGTCGCCACAGACTGGCGATTTGGAGCCTTCGCGCGCGCTTCAGTTAGAAGAGGAGATCGCAAATGGCTAGTGCTGTTATACGTATAGACCAATACGGTTTACCCCCTGGCGTTAACGGCCGCGCACGAATTAATGGGTTGAGCACCGGCGCGTTAGTTACGCTAACGAGTACGGATCCGGGAGGAACCAATAAGTTTCAATTTCTGCACGTTCCGGCGAACGACAACACGGCTGTTGCAACGCTTGCGCCCACGGGGGGAGGCGCGACACCTGTTTGGACGTTTACACCAACTGTTGGCGCATGGGGCCCGTATCGAATCGAACTTATCGTAAATGAAGGATTAATTACTGAAGATAGACAAATCAAAATATTTGCAATACCCGCGCCAAATACAGGTTTAATTCCGCCAGCGTTGGGCGAACGTGGCGATCCATTGGCAACGTTATTGAACAATGGCGTAGATGTCATTGAAAATACAGAGCGCAACGTTACGGTTTTGGATGCACCTTCAATTGAGGGGTATTTGCCGTTTTTCCGCGACTTGACGGAATTGTTGGAATCTAGTTTAGGCGTGATCGGTTTACACAAAACGAGTCACCAGGATGGCGGCACTGACGAGATTAGTGTAGCCGGGTTGTTAGGGTTGTTGGCTACCGCACAGACGCCGACAGCGCACGCGGCGACGCATACCAACGGTGCGGACGATATTCAGGATGCGACAGCGGCTGTTAAAGGCTTAGCGACACCGACACAGATTACGAAGCTGGATGGGTTGACCAAGGACCACGGTTCGCTGGACGGGTTATCCGATGACGGCCATAGCCAATACCATAACGATACGCGGGGTGACGCGAGATACCCGCTGAAAGCGTTGATGGACGCAAAAGGCGATTTATGGGTCGGCACCGCTGATAATACAGTAGCTAAATTAACAGTGGGCGCTGATCATATGATACCACACGCTAATAGCGCTACGCCGGTTGGTATGGAATGGCGATATCAACAATTGGTAAATACTGCGGGTAAAACAAGCGGATATACCGCTCTGCCTTTCGAGAATGTATTAGCTGATCCAACGAGCGCGGCTTTCACGGTTCTAGCTCCGACGACTCCGTTTGAAGGGATGAGGTTTGGCGTCACGAACTATTCATCGTCTTGGAACGCTATCAAGATAGATGGAAACGGGTCAACCTTTGAACGCGGATCTACTTATAGGTTTCACAAAGCTCATGGGCACATTGAGTTCCAGTATATATCCGGTAAATGGAGAGTATTTGATTCGCAGCGTGCTATGTTTGGGTTTAATGTTTGGGAATACGACGCGATACCGGATGGTAATGGCGCGGGGGGCGGTACTGATAATACTACGGCTTATCAAGCGTGTGTGGATGTTATTCACTCAGTGGGAGGTGGAATACTTTATCTGCCGGCAGGTATTTATAGAAAAGACAATGAAACCATCGTATATTCGTGTTTACATATATTAGGCGAATACAGTGGGGTGGATCCAGTTTGGAACGTCTCGGGCGTGGTTATAGATCCAACTAATATGCCGTTTTCAAACGATTCGCGGAATGCTGTTTTCAAACAAATCTCGGAAGGTATATTTGATTTACATCTGGAAAATTTCGTTGTAAAGGGGCCACTTAGATCTACTATTACTAATTGGTATTCAGGCGGTACAGCAGCATTATGGCTAATTAATTCACGCGCGCTGCGCCTTCATAACGTAAGTGTTTATGGTATTCACTATGGGTTCTATCTATGGAATCCGGCACTGTTTCGAATAACTCACTGCAAAATACAACAGACTGCTAATGTCGGACTATTCCTGTACGGAGACGCCCGCTATGGAAGCATAGTCGGCGGCGATTGTTCTAACGGAAAGAAACACAATATTGCATTGGTTGGATACCAATCGGGTTATGAACCGCATGATATTGACATAAGTTTGCCAATGTTGGACGAGTGTAATGACACCAGCCTGTACATGGAACGTTCGTACAACATATCGTTTCGCAGCAATTGCGTTTACACGGGGTCTGTAGGTGGTGTAGGCACCGGCGTTAAAATAGCGGCCGGGTGTAGCAATATCAATCTAGACGGGTTTATGGTGCGCAAATGGGATAACGGAGCAGTACCTCTTAACACTATAGCAATTGCAGCAGACGCCAATAATGTTATATTATCTAATATACGCACAGAGCCTAACGGCGGAGGCGATATATCCGATTTAGCTGCTAATACTATTTATCACAATTGTCTATTCAATGGAATAAAGTATAGTCGTAATGAAAGGAGATACTTGTCACAATCCGCCGAGCCAACCGCGCTCGTTGGCGAGACGATGGTGTTCACGGATACCGACACTGGCAAATCGTATGTGTTATATGGAACAGCGGGCGGAAACAAGATTATTGGATGCGACAGTGGATCTCCTGCCGCGCATGCGGCATCCCATCAGGATGGAGGCTCGGACGAGATCAGCGTTGCGGGGTTGTTAGGGTTATTGGCGACAGCGCAGAATCCGGTAAATCATGCGGCGTCGCATCAAAATGGAGCTGGCGATGAGATCAGCGTTGCGGGTTTATCTGGCGAGTTGGCAGACGCGCAAACGCCCAAGACACATGCGGCGTCACACATAAGCGGGGACGCAATTCAGAATGCGACGGCCTCGCAGAACGGCTTGGCGACGTCGACGCAAATCGCGAAGCTTGACAGTATTACAATCCCGTCTTTAACCGACAATAGGATGGTCAAAGCCGACGGAACAGTGGCCATTCAAAACACCGGTATATCGATAGACGATTCAGATAGAATAACAGAAGTAAAAACGCTTAATTATAACACTCTCTATAGCAACGGCAACAGCGGTGCCGCGTTTACGATGCATCTTAATAACGGGCAAGTTCAATCCGTAACGTTATCGAGTGATGGGGCAGTTTTGACCATTGATCCTACAGATATAACGGGTCCCGGAATTTGGTATTTGGACGTTGCATCCGGCGGTGCAAATTATAATTGGGACCCCAATCCGGTAATATCCGGAGGCCTGGCATATGTTGATAGTGGGGGATGGAATCCGGCGTTATCGCTCGCGCAACACTGCTTGCATCAGATAGTTTACGACGGTACTAATATCCACGTTACTACGACTACGATGACGCCGTTTGGATAAAATGCTTATTAATCTACATACGTGCAGATACCGTGAGTCGCAACGCTCTCGACCGTATCGTACCCATACTCGTTCCAGAGTTTTTCATTCTGGTGTTGCGGGTCAGTCGTATTGTCAACGCATCGTGACATTAGATGGATTATCTCGTGTATTAGAGTTGTGCCACGTTGGTATGAGTCCATGTCTGCCAGTATCTCTATCCGTTTTTTTTCTGGCAGAATGCAACCGATTCCGCCAGATGGACAATCCGGATCGATGGTCTCGACATCAACGATCGCAAAGTCGTCCAGATCATCCGCGCACCTATTTATCAGCGCTCCACCCATTTTCGAAAACCAGGCGTCTAACGCAACCGCTATCGCATCCTCATAGCTCGGGTCGCACGGTGGCTCGTAGCGCGGTACGATGCACGATGAGCAGCACAATGATATCGACAAAAACACGATTGATTTTAGGTTCATTTTCAATTTCCCTTTGTATAATTATACTATGATTCGCAACAAACATCAATAACTAAAAATAGTGTAATATTACGCGCTTACAGGTGAGTTATGGCAATCGAAAAACGAACACTAATGGCGGCGTTGACCGAGGTCGAAGTAGATGAACGAGCGTTGCAGCTCGAAGCGGTGCTCGTACAAATCGACGAAAAGCGGGCCGAGGCAAAGGCGACGCTCTCAACAATGAGGGCAGAGCTTCGAGAGCTCGAACACGAGGCTGAGGTACTTCGGCGCGCTATTCAATTTGGTTATGATCTGAAAGAAATTGATTGCGACGTGATAGAGGTTACTGCCAAATCGGTTACGCGCAAAGACACCGGTGCGTTCATTGAGTTTTTGCCTCTGGTCGTAGAAGCGGAGCCGATCGAAGAACCTCTGGTCGAGAAAAAGCCAAAATGAAAATAGACTGCAGTAACATTGTTATTTATCTATGTTTATTAATTGCTTGTATAGATAAGAAATGCCAGAGGCGCAATCGAGTACGATTACGCACCATTGTGCCAGTGTGAGGAGTGCCGATCGGTGTGCGATCAGCACCGCAGCGTAATCGGCGTTTGGGAGCTTGATAGTTAATTTGCGGGTACGCATTAATGGTTCATCCACATGTGGGCGCGAAACACGGGAGATGTCGGGGCGAGTCCCTTGGATAGCGGGGTTTGCAGCGCAGCGCAGCGCTCGGATTGCCCACGCGTGGCGGGATATTTTGTGAGCATTAGCTGCTGCTGAATACGCGTCAAGTTGTAGGTGCGATATGCGTAATGATATTGGCTTAGTTAGAATCGCCGGCATGGGTTCCGCCTATGCCGATCAATCTGAATCACGTTTTTCGGCAATACATTAGGTAGATACCCGCGCGATCTCATCCACTCGGACGATTCGGCCGCGGAAAACCCGAGCATTTGAATACCCGCCCACGCAGCTAGTAACGAATCCGATCGATACACGGTCAGGATTTTTGCGACTTCGTACGCGGCTTGCCGACGCGCCAGAGGCTCGGAGATTCCTTCATTGATCGTGGAAGGGCTCAACGATGCATAGATGATCTCGTGGTCGATGTCATCCCCCATCGCAATCGGCTGGACGATGTTGTTTGCGCGCTCACGAGCCTTGTCCTCCGGCAGATAATTCCGTAGTAGTTCTACAACTTCGCTCGTTGTTTGTTTTAGAGTAATAAGTTCATACATCTCTATTCCTCCTATTTAGTTTGTTTTTTATGTCCATCTTATCTCTCCTATTATTTGTGGGCCTCACGGCCGGTTTTTTACAGCTGCGCACTCACGTGCTATCGCGAGTACAATAGATTTGTTAGCTCTCCACCAATCGAGCACGTTGATGCCCATATTATTAATTTCCTCATCCGTGAAATTTGTCCATTCTGCCGTAGTGTGATACTCGCAGCCGATCCGGATATGCTCTCGCTGGATGTGGCAGATCGACCAGCGACAAATTAACACTCGATCGGTCAGTGGCAAATTTACCCTGGAGAGACAGGCTCCGGAGAGATCAGCTCCGGAGAGAATTGTATCGGAGAGATCGACTCTGGAGAGATAGGCTCTGGAGAGATTGGCTCTGGAGAGGTTAGCTCCGGAGAGATTGACTCCGGAGAGATAGGCTCTGGAGAGAATTGTATCGGAGAGATTGGCTCTGGAGAGATCGGCTCTGGAGAGGTTAGCTCCGGAGAGATCGGCTCTGGAGAGATCAGCTCCGGAGAGAATTGTATCGGAAAGATTGACTCTGGAGAGATCGGCTCTGGAGAGATTGGCTCTGGAGAGGTTAGCTCCGGAGAGATTGGCTCCGGAGAGATAGGCTCTGGAGAGAATTGTATCGGAGAGATCGGCTCTGGAGAGATCGGCTCTGGAGAGGTTAGCTCCGGAGAGATTGGCTCCGGAGAGATCGACTCCGGAGAGATCGGCTCCGGAGAGATTGGCCTCTCGTGTAGTAATCAATATTACACCGTTTTTATTTTTGATTTCCATTTATTTCTCCTATTAGTTGGCCTCTTCGGCCGGTTGATCAATCTGCCCGTTGCGAGCCCGACCGAAGTCAGGCGCTCGCGGGAAGGGGGGTTAGCAGGCCTCCGCCCAACCACCACAATCGGGACAACCGCTAACACATGTAGTCGCCCAATTTCATCTTCTTCAACACACATTCCCGGCAGCCCCAAACGCTAAGCCCGTCATATGGATAACAGCGCACCCCGTGCCACACCTCGCCCACCTCTTTGCCGCACACGTCGCACACGCCATAACGTGCTGATGACGCATAGGTGCTATAGGCGTAATGACTTTTAGAGGCGGCCACCATCTCAGGGTGTCTTACCTGCCTGAGTTCGTGATCTAGTCCCGTTCTTGTTTTATCCATTTATCTCTCCTATCATGGCCTCGCGGCCGGTTATTTCTTATACGGCTCGCACTCGCGTGCTATCGCGAGTATAATGGTTTTATTAGCTCGCCACCAATCGAGCGCTAGTGGATCCATCTGCTTTATTTCGGCATCGGAGAAATTCTCCCACTCTGCCGTGGTGTGGTACTCGCAGCCGATGCGGATGAATTCGCGCTGGATGTGGCAGATCGACCAACGAGAAATTAACACGCGATCGGTCAGTGGCAAATTTACCCTGTAGAGATTGGCCCTGTAGAGATTGGCCTTGGAGAGGTCGGCCTCGGAGAGATTGGCTACGGAGAGGTTGGCCTCGGAGAGATTGGCTCCGGAGAGATTGGCACCGGAGAGGTTGGCACCGGAGAGATTGGCTCCGTAGAGGACGGCCCGGGAGAGGTCGGCCTCGTAGAGATTGGCTCCGGAGAGATTGGCCTCGTAGAGATCCGCCTCGTAGAGATCCGCGCCCGCAAGATCCGCGCGCGAAAGATCCGCGCGCGAAAGATCCGCCTTTCGCGGCGTATCAGAGCTACTAGTATATATTATCTTACCATCTCTGTTTTTGATTTCCATTTCATCTCTCCTATTACTTGGCCTCACGGCCGGTTAATCCATCTGCCCGTTGCGAGCCCGATTGCTCGGCTGGGGGCTCAGGCAACTACACCCTGAGCCGATCGCCCAACGGTCGGGACTATGCCAGCGGCACAATCACTACCACGTCTACGCCGCCGACAGACCAGCAGATTTTCGCGGCATTAAATTTGTTACTTCTCACGGACTCCTCCTCGCCATCATCATCTTCCTCCGTGCTCTCATCCCAACAGAGTACGGCCGAAATTGTCGCGCCATCGGGCATCCCCGCCTCGGCCTTTTTTAGCGCGGCAAACTCGGCATTGGTTAGCTCCTCGGCTGTCTCACTATACGTGTATTTTGGATTTGGCTCGGGATAGCCGGCGTCATTCCGCAACATACATCTGATCGCCCGTAGCACCTCTTTTTCCGCCGCATAACCGGCTTCCGCACGCTCGCGCAACGACTGAGGCAATCGCGCGAACACCGCGGCATACTCTGCCTCGACCAGCGCTTTCTCCGCGGCTTCCGCGCGTTCTTTTTCCGCGTCCGCGCGTTCTTTTTCCGCGCGCAGTGCCACCAATTGGGGGCCGATCCTATCCTTGATTTCCTCGCGCGCGGCCTCAACGCGTTTCTCCGCGTCTTTCAGCAGCGCCTGTTTTTCCGGCGATGCTGAGTTGACGGTAGAGGTAGATATAGGGATATGCGGCCACATCACGGCGATCCGGACATAGCCTCTCTCGTACGGGTAATAGTCGGGTTCTTCTCCTGACTCGCGGAGGAACAGAAACCCGTTTTCAAACATACCCCCTCTAGCCAATATCTCGTCGATTTTCCGATCGTTTTCTGCCCGATCGGCCTTGCGGCGTTCCTCTTTCACCGTCCAATCCATCAGGGCAGCCTGGTTTACCCGCACGACAGCCTCATGCAGGCCGTCCAACGTGGGCGCGATCAACTGGATGTGGTGATAGCCGTGATAAGACTGATCACCCCTGGCGATAGCGGGGAAGTCGTCGTATCGTATGCCCATTTTTGTACAATCGTGGCCGTCGTTAATTACGGCGGCCAAAATATCCCGCTCTAGCTGTGATAGCTCTGCCGGGTCCACGTCCAGCGTGACGGTACTGCTCGGCGCATTGATTCCGAGCCGAAGAGCTTCGGTCTGATTTACATTGAATAACATTTTCATTATATTTCTCCTATTGTCGTCAATCTCAATACTCGCTTGTCTGTGGGTAGCGACGAGCACATCGATTGACTGTTTGTTTTTTTTTCCGATTCATGCTACCCGTGAGATCCAGCGAATTCGCCCGCTGAATCCGGACGCGTAACACGCATCCTCCTTATTTCATGTTTGCCGCTTCTTTTTCTAACCCGATAGCTTCTTTGATGTGTTTCTTTACGCCCATACCACGCGCGGCTAATTCGCGTAATTGCGCGGCTCGCCTCAAAAGAACCTCCCGTTCCGTTGGCTGAACAGGAGCAGCCCGCCGCATGTTACCAAACAGTTCCTCGGCGAGCCGCTTCTGCGCCGCCCTTCTCGCCCTTCTCGACATCCGGCCATTCGGGCTACTGAGTGCTATACTCTCGACCATCGTGTCTCGTTTATCCATCCCATTGCTCCTCTTTCTGGCCTCGCGGCCGGTTGATCCTCCATACAACACCTCGGACAACAAACCGGTGCGCCGCAACTATTGCAGCGATTAATTAATTTAGTGCCGCAGTATTCACACCTTTCATCTATATGGGATGGCCATCCCATTCAGATAATTTATCAACTTGTTTTCCCGTGTATTCGTCGTAATACATTGATCCCCTTTCTGGCCTCACGGCCGTGGAATCCATCTACCCGTTGTGCGCCCCTCTCACAGGCGCTCGCGGGATGGGGGATTAGTCGGCGCAATCATCCTCCTGGCTCTTGCGCCGCCGCAACTCGCGTACAGCCGCTCGCCGATCCCACCCTAGCCTACTACCGTTATCGGCTGGCTGCCGGTGATATCCGGCGTCGTCCTCATACGCTACATAGTACCCATTCGCGCCTTCATATATTTTGTAGATACTCATTTTATCCTCTTTTTCTGGCCTCGCGGCCGGTTATTGTTTTCTCGTTTTTCGAATTTTTTCAAGGCGCCGACCCTCGACTCTATCGAGCGGCCGGCGCACCAACGCGCGAATCCGGCGCGCAACGCGACTCGCGTTAATCCCGCGCGCCCTCAACCGCCCCAGCCACCCGCGCGTCGTGAGAGCCTGTTTTGCCGAGTTGCAGTGCGCGCGCGCTGTCACCAGATTACTCGGGTCGTTGCTCCCGCCGAGCTCCACTGGTACCAAATGGTCCAATGTCAACCCTACCCCATGCTCCTCACCCGCGGCCCCGCAATAAACGCAACAGAATCCGTCCCGGTGATAAATCGCAAGCCTCGTCGACAGCCTCACCCAATTCATGCCCTGCCCATCGATTCGTTTTCCGGTTCCGCGCTCGCTCTGCATAATTACAGTATGGCGCACGCCATACCGCAAATCAACAAAACACCAACTCATCGATGTTGATTTAAAAACAGATGTTCAGTATCAGCGCGCGGTGACTTAACAGAATCGGTTTGCTATTCTCCTTTAATGGCGTGCGGACACGAGGAGGTTTACGGCGGTGCTGGAATAGTTCCGGGAGGACTGTCGGCTGCGGGGCTTTCGGGGTTACTTACAATATCGATTGATTCGGTTAATCCCGAAATCAAAAATTTTGTACCAGCCATAGGATCCGTGATTGGAAGGACGGATTACGTCCAATTTGATGTAACTGATGACACGTCCGAATTTACGATAATTTTTGTAATTGCTAGTTTCCCAGACGGATCGTGTGAGTGTGTGTGGGATGGCGATTCATTTCGTCCTCGGTATTTAGCGGGATCGTCTCGGGTACCCATTGAATGTGGATTCCGTTTTACGATTCGGCGAACGGGTGGTTGGCCCAGCGCATCGATTCTGGTTGAAACAACTGCTATAGATCGTGGCTGTAACGTTGGTGTAGGAGTGTTTTCATGACAGTGCCCGCCGAATGGTTGTTGGTTGCGGATCCGATTTCTCCACAGATGCTCGTTACAGATCCAGACGATCCTGGTGCGTTGCAACTTTCAGCCGAAGCATTTATAGGACGTGCACTGATTAGGCCTCTACGGCGAGAGCTCAAAATCGATTTTGTAAGTGCGACTGGTGCGCGTTTGATTGCCAGCGCGGTTGGTCAGGTTCTTGGTACACGCTGCGACACTGAAACGACGACTGGCGAGCTACCATGGCGTACGGAGTTCGGATCACAACTTTACAGATTACGTAATAAAAACAACTCTATAGCGCTAGTCGAATTAGCGCGGCGTTACGTGGTAGGTGCGCTTGAACGTTGGGTTCCCCGAGTACGTGTTACCAACGTAAGAATCAGTCGGCAGTCATCGCTTAACGGTACGCAGGACGTATTGTCAATTCGAGTCTTCTACAAAATCGTTGACCAGCGAGGTTCCAACGGGACTGTTTTAGCGACTGGGCTCGAAACGGGGATTACTTTGGAGTAAATTCCAAGCATGCCTCTTTTACCGCTCAATGTAGATTACACCGAAAAAGACTTTGATAGTCTACGCGAACGCGCGATCAATCTTGCGCATAGCGCTTTCCCCGATTGGTCTGATGATGACGTTGCAAACTTTGGCACTATCCTATTGGAGCTGTTTTCATATGTCGGTGATGTGCTTTTGTTTTATCAGGACAATCAAGCGAGGGAGTCTAGGATCTCTTTGGCACGATTGCGGAAATCATTGCTAGGCTTGGTAAAACTAATTAACTACACACCGCAAGGTGCTACGGCCTCTACCGTTGAATTAACATTCACTTTGGCGGCGGTGCCAGTTGCAAACGTAACAATCGCAGCAGGTGATACGTTTCGCACACTCGAAATTACGGACCCAATCGTTTTCCAAGCTGTGGCCAATACGGTTATTCCTGCAGGCAGCACACCTCCCGCGATTGTAATCATCGCCGAAAACAGCCTGCCAGCAACTCAAACGGCACTGTCGAGCGGTTTAGCAAATCAAGAGTTTCAACTCGATGGCTACCCCTACCTCGACAACTCGGTGGCGATTATTGCTTCTAACGGGGCTTACACGCAGGTCGCCGACTTCTTGGATTCGGCTTCGAGCGATCGGCATTACACGGTGGTGGTGGACGAAAACGACCGAGCAACCATTCGATTTGGAAACGACACGAACGGTGCGATTCCAGCGGGCACCATTTCATTTGCGTACAAAACGGGCGGCGGCGCGATTGGCAATGTTAATCCCGGAACAATAACGCGCGCGGATAAGGCGTATTCGGATGCATTCGGAAATCCCGTGCAAGTCACGGTTACGAATGAGGCGAGAGCGAGTGGAGGATCCGACCGTCAAACGGTAGAGGGTATTCGAGCGCAGGCGCCGTTATCATTGCGCGCGTTAAGTCGCACGGTCGCGCGTGAGGATTTCGAGATCAATGCACTTAAGGTTCCAGGCGTTTCACGTGCGTTGATGCTTACCAAAAACGAACGTGCGGGGATTCTTGAAAATCAAGGCGAGCTGCACATTGTACCCGATGGGGGTGGTGTTCCAACGCCAACGCTTCTTGCCGCTGTTTTGACGATGGTAACCGTGACGTATCCATGCACGCTAACCTTCGTCGTTAACGTGATGAGCCCGACTTATAAAACCATCAATATTCAGACTTCAGTTTCTATTCGTACGGGTTATACGCCTTCAACAGTTGCGGCAAGCGTTCGTGCAAACTTGGCGACATTCTTCGCGCTTGAGAATGCGGACGGAAGCCCAAACGACGACATCGGTTTCGGGTATCAAATCGATAACGAGATCGCTTACAGCGATATCTACAACGTAATCCGTGACACCTCTGGGGTTCGCAAACTCGCGGATACGCCGAGCGCTCTTATGCTAAACGGGTCGGCTGCCGACAGCGCTCTCGAGCCGTATGAATTTCCTGTTCTTGGGACCATAACAATTCTCGACGCCGCAACGGGATTAGTCATCGCATGAGCATAACGAATCCAGGCTTTGAAACCAAAGCTGCGGGCGCCGCGCCTGAAGGCAGGCCTTTGGGTTGGACGATCGTCGAGGCCGCTACTGAATTGGAGTTCGCGCAGTTTAGCAATTCGGGGGCGCTTGGCGACGAAGGCGAACCGCGAGATACTTTCGAGGAGGGCTGGCCCGATTTCACGCAAACGCTTATTGGAGGTTTGGTCGGAAGCAACTCCGAAATGGCGCTGTTCGACGTCGGTGCAAGCCCGCAGTTCTTCGAAGACTTCGAAACGTTGTGGGCAGATCCCGCGGGCTCCTTCGAAATCAGTTCCATCGAATTCGCGGAGTTCACAGGTTTAGATTGGGAAGCTTTTGAAACAGGATGGGGCGCGGTTCTCTACACGTTCACCAGCGGTGATTTGACCTTTGCGGCGTACGATACGACTCCGGAATCCTACGAGGATTACGAGGAGGATTGGAGTCTGAATCAAAATTCCTATGTGGCCACAGGAACGCCCATCGTGTGGACTCTCGCACTTTTTACGATCCCCTCAGGGACGAATGCATTTGACGGATTTGAAAGTGTTAAGCTGGATCAAGTGGTCGTAAGTTCGGATCCAAGCACAGAACGATTGACGGTTACCTCACATGGATTTGCGGCAGCAGCGCGTGTTTATCTTTACGCGCTTGACGACAATGAAAGCGTTTTGCCCGCGCCATTAAGCGATGAGCACCCCTACTTTGTTTTAAGTCCCGCCACTCACGATTTTCAGCTCGAGCAACAAATTGGATCGGGTACTATCAACCTTACAGACGAGGGGTTTGGGGTCTCGTACGTCAAAGCGGATCCCGTTTATTATTGGACTTACGAGCTAACAGGAATTTAGGAGCGTACAATGGGTCAAGCAAATTGGACGGAGTTGGCAAGTTCGTTATCTCAAAGCGTTGTGAAGCGCGGCGTTACCGCTGGCGTCGTGAAACCGAATGGCGGGGGCAACTTCGTTTTCGGGTTTAACAGTCTCGCGGTTACCGAAGGCGTTGTTGGGTTTACCAACAATCAGGTCAACTACGCGCCTATGACGAAGGGCGGTTCCATTCGTGCTGCGATCAAGCGCGTAACAGGCGGGGGCAATACGAACTTTGCACCGATGCTTTACATCGGATTGCAGGGAACTGACGTATCGGATGCCGGTTACATCCTCGGGTTGGCGGATAACGATCCGTACCATATCGTATTGCGTAAGGGCCCCTTGTCAGAAGGACTCGCAGATCAAGCGCCTTCGCCAACTGTCAGCCCTCGAGTACTTCTTCGCTCGGCAGAAACGTTCAACATCGATACGTGGTTGCACCTTCGGTTGGATATGATCGTCGAAGGTACGGGAGACGTTATTCTTCAGGCGTACAAGAACGATCTTACGGTTAACCCGGTCACGGCGCCCGTTTGGACGATCGTTACCGGTATGGAAGGACCGCAGTATCCAACAGTCACGGGGTTCATTGATGACGCTTTGGGCATCAATACGGGGCTCGCACCGTACACATCGGGTAGAGCGGGTTTTGCGTTTTATAGTAACGACGTGACGCGTCGCGGTTTGGTGGACCAAATTGAGGTAGGACGTCAGCTTTAATGGGCAGTCCGTTCTCCATAGATCTCGGAGTGTCTCAGGGACGCATTCCATCAACGAGCGCGCCGGATGGATCATACGTCTACGAGTTCGGGCATACTCAGCGAATCGATGAACGTGTTGCGGCTGGCGATTACCACGAGGTTCAACAAACCGTTACGCTAAGCCCGCAAGCGGCGCTTCTTCGCGCTACTGTAAAAATCACACCGCCGGACACGATTACGACCGGGTATGCGTGGCTTTTCACCATGCGGCTTAACGGGGTCATTCGCGCGTCGCGAACTATCGAGGCTGGCCGGCGCGCGGTTACACTAACGGATTTAACGATTCCACTGGCGCTGGCGAATATCGCACCGCTCACGAATCTCATCGCGTTTAGGCTGGAGTTGATTACCTGATGCCTTTGATTACCTTACCTAGCGTAATCCTAGACGCAGTATTCGAAGACAACCTCGATGCAACGCATGCGGTTTGTACGGGAACAGTCGCGGGGTCGTACAACCTTGGCGTAGGAGGGACTTTCACAATTGCTGTAGATGGTGGAGCAGCACAAACCATTGTATTCGCCGATGCGCTGTTCAGTGACATTTTAGCCGCAACCGCAACGGAAGTCGCGGCAGCGATCAACACGCAGTTAACGGACGCGGTTGCGACTGTAGTTTTAAACAGAATCGTTGTGACGAGTTCGAGTTACGGCGCGACGTCGCAGTTGACGATTACAAACGGAACGCTGGCAATCGTAACGCTTTTGGGTTTTGGACCTGGCGTAACCGTGACGCAGAACGGGGTTGATGCGACGCCAGCAATTATCCTCACCAATCGAAATCCGGCTCCTGGCGAATCAGCGATCCCGGCTGCAGCCTTGATTTATTTCGAGTTTGCCGCAACGACAGGCGTTGCGCCTTTACCCGCAGACATGATCATTGAAATAGAAAGTGTGGTCGCGTGGAACGGCACTTCATGGGTAAATGGTTTTAGCGGTACCATCTCGACACCGTTTGCTGATGTTCTTGCGGTTGAGCTTACGGCCCTCGCGTTATTCACAAGCGCACAAATCGTTGATGTTCGTGTGGTTTTAACCACTCCGGCATTCGATGAGACGTACTATTTCGTCGCGGGCGATACTGCGCCCCCGCTCATCTACGATGTCCAAGGAAGATCTGAAACCGTTTTGCGCGTTACGTTTACGGAACCAGTCAAAATGGTTTTACCTGCGGATTCAGACGACGCGCTTAATCCGGCGAACTACATCATCGAACGCCTTTCGCGGCCCGCTGTGTCGGTAAACGTGATCAGCGTCAACGTTTACGATACGTACACTGTAGATCTCACAACCGATATCGAGCTGACTTTTGGGGCGCCGTACCTCTTGATGGTTTCTAACGTCGTTGACCTCGAGGATAACGCGTTTCTTCCCCCAAATAACGCGTTTATGTTTAATGCGTTTGCGCCGGCGTTCCCCAAAGGGCGGCGCTTCAGGCTTTTCGAAATGCTTCCCGAGATTAATCGGCGGGAAGATGCGAATCAGGATCTCGAGGTTTTTGTTGGAATATTCCAAGAGATCACGAATTTGTTGTTAAGCCTTGTCGATCGTTGGTCCGACATCATCGATTTGGATTTGGCGGGCGAGGGGTTTCTCGATGCAATGCTGGTCGATCTAGGAAATCCTTTTTCGGAGTTCGACCTCACGACGATTGATAAACGTCGACTGCTTCGTGTGCTTGTCAGCATGTATAAACTCAAGGGGACGCCCATCGGGATTGTCGACGTCGTTCGTTTCTTTTTGGGTATCGAAATAACCATTGAGATATTCAACGGTTTCGATGCGTGGGAACTTACAGATGCTGGCGCGGATCCTACTGTAGGCAACGAACTCGGGGATGATTTCACCGATGCGTTCGATCCTGCATATTTTGGCCCAGGGCCGGATGGGCTTTACTCGTTCATTGTCGACAGTCCATATGCGCTTCTTACTGTGGAACAACGGTCTAGAATCGCATCGATAGCTGAACTGATGAAACCGGCGCACACACACTTAGTGGCCATAACAGATCCAACACCCGAGATTCCAATTGATCACGTTGAGTTAGGTCTATCCATGCTAGGCTCTGGTATTCCTGGTGAGAGCTCGGGAACGTTTGTTTTGCATGCGTAAGGAGAAAGATTGTGGATAAATTAGCTGCGCATTTTGCAGTTTCACAGAGATTAATATCTCTCGTTGTTCGCAACGAATTATGGATAGGAGGGTAAGCCAATTCAACGCTACGACTTTTATTACAGGCAGAAGGTCAGCCAAATTGAACTTGATGCGGCATTCGATGCGGTTGAACAGGCGATCACGGCGTTCTTGCAAGGGTTTCAGTACATAGGAGTCGCGCTCGGCGCTGATATCGTTCAGCACAATCCAACGCCCAATCTTACAGTCGACGCGTCGGCGCCAGCGCTGATCTACGACCAAACGGCGCAGAGGATAACCTGGTCGTCTACTCAAGTTATCGACACCACTCTCGACGAGAATGGATCGGCTACTGCCGTCACAACGTCGGGTAATGAAAAGTGGTTAGCGGTTTTTGCTGAGTTTGAGCGGCTGCTTACGGATCCCCGTACAGATGGCTACGGGAACACCGTGTTTTTCAATCGCGCCGAGTCGTTTAAGATCAACGTCGTGCAGGGCGTCGAAGCGCCAACCGGCACTGCGGTAAAGCCGGGCCTTCGCGGCGACCAGATTTTAATTGGCGACGTGCTGATTGATTACGGCATGACTCAGATTCTTAATGCGGATATTGACCAGACTCGCGCGGAGTACCCTTACGATCTTACGGGGTCTCCAACAGCGGTTCGCGCGAAAAGTATGCAAGAAGCTCTGCAAGATATACTGGACACCGTTAATGGATTTACAGGTGCAAATAATATTTTTACTGGTGATAACACATTTTCCGCGGGTTTAAACGCAAACGGAGTGTTAGCGCTTGGAGTTGCATCGCTTATTACGATGGTGCATCCAACAGCTTACGCAACGCCGCGGCTCGCGCTCGCCACCAATTTCAATACGGATTTGCCCACAGATATGCTTTGCCTTGCGCAGTTCGGTTCGAACTCTTCGGGCACGGGGAATATAAGATGTTACGCATATCTCGATGGTTTTATTATTACGCTTGGGGCGCAGTGGACTACTTCACATAACTGGGTTTTCGATACGGGGGTTACATCTGCGCTTGCACTGCGTATTGCTGCGGGTGAATTTAATCTTCAACAACATGATGGTAGTTCTCCGTGGGTCGATGCGGCGTGGAGTGATAATTGGTTTAAAATTAATGCGAACGGTGCAACGATCGATGATGGTGGGAATGCGGGGCTTTTTCGCTACGGGGCTGTAAGAGCGGGTGATTTTTCGTTAGCGTTGCCGAATGCAATTTCGGATAGCAATCTAACGACAGGTCTTCCGGATTGGGTATATATATATTCGGCGGGAAGCTGGGAAAGCAGGGTTTACTTTGGATTTTTAACAATACCAATTCCTGTACCGTTTGGGATTGCGGTTACAGCTTATTTAGATGTGTATGTTAATCCGGGTGCTGCTCGTTCTGGATCTGATCGTATACGTGTAGGGGTTTATCAGCATACATACGGGACCGGTTATATCAGCCCATTGGTAGAAAATGTATACGACGATGGAACATCTGATGCGCAGACGATTACAGCGTCATTTTCGTTATCTGGATCTAATGCAAATGTATCGGTTTTCGCGCAAATACGTGCGGGTAGTGACGGCCACACTAATAATGATTATGTTATAAGCGCGCGGCTGCGATTTAATAAGTCATTTCAAGAGTTTAAGCTAATTAGTAATTAATATTAGTTAATAGATATGGTGTGTTATTTAATTGTCCTGCAAAGTTTAATTATTTAACTACAGAAATTTCACCGGGAGGTTTGTAATGGAACTGGCTCTTTCACACTGGCCGTTTTTGGCTGCGATGCTCTTCTTCGCCGTTCTTACACAGGTCCTAAAAGGGACCGTATTCACACAAGAGAACGTTGTTAAGTATAAAACGAAAAAGCATGTGCTTGGCGAACTCATTTGGTGGGGGCGCAAGTCGCTTCCTTTGCATCCCGTGATATTCGGTATGGGGTTGGGTTTTATTCCCGGCGTTCCCGTATCTGCTGGTGTCGAAACTATCGCCGCGAAGGTTTTCTACTTTGCATTTGCGGGTCTTGTTTCGACATGGGCTTTTGCAGTTGTCAAAAGCCTGGCTAAAAAACGAGGTATCGATCTTGAGGCTGTAGAGGATACGCCAACAAGCCCTTCATTACCCTCGCTAAAACGAGATGGCGATGAGTAAGGTGTGGACGTGGATCGTGACGCACGTCGAGATCGTGCTCGGAGGAATCGTTGCGGTTCTGGTGGGTTGGATTGCGTGGGGCACGTACGACCGAAAGGTTAATAAGTTTAAGGACTCTGTGAAGGTTCAGCAAGCTCTTGGGCAAGTCGCGCGCTTGGAAACCAAACGTGACGAGGCGCTTAAAGACGAACGGGTCCTCGCGAAGAAAGATGAAGCGCTCGCTGCCAAGATTATCGATGCGCAAAAGAAAGCAGTGGAGGTAAGAGAAGATGTCAAAGGAAGATCGCCAACCGAAATCGCACAACGCTTTAACGAGTTGTATCGTTAGCCTTGCACTCCTCTGTGTTTTTCGTCTGCAAGTTTCGACGGCTCTTGCCGCGGCGCCAAAAAACGATGAGCCCGTCGCGAGGAGCGCTTCGGCGATCACGTTAGATTACGATGGTGCGCTTGGTATTTGGATGCCCCTCGAAATGGCCAAGAAGGCCCAAGCCGATGTCGAGGAACTGCAAATTGCACGACAGGAAATTCGCCTCATCGACGAGCGCTTGCAGTTGAAAGACGAGCGCATCGCGTTGCTATTGCATGCGTCGGCAGACAGTAAAAAGATCGCGGAGACCGTTACGGGCGTGCTCGATAAGGCGGTTGCTGCGCAACGTGAAGCGGAAGAAGACGAAGACGGGTTGTTCTCGGGGCAGCCGATCATTTGGTTGTTGGGGGGAATTATCGTAGGTGCCGTTGGAATGGCGCTGATCGTTAACTTCAAGTAAGAGGCCACATGAAGCTCATCCTGTTCGTTATCGCATTGCCACTTGTGCTTCTATCGTGGCTAGCGATTGGGATCCTGTTTTGCGCGCGTTTCGTTCGAGACCTGAAATGGGACGGAATAATTCTTACAGCAAAATGGAGGCGGTGGGTCCTTCGTTTCTGGCATTACTCAACAACGATTGGTACGGCGGTTGTGTACCATCCCGCAGCGTTCGTGCATGGCAACACGGAAGCACGTCGTGTGATCGCTCATGAAAAAGTTCACACGCGGCAAATGGCCGACGAAATGTTCAAATCGTTTCTTGTGGGAATCGCAGTGCTGTTCGTAACAGGCGATGCGCTCTTGGCGTTCTGTCTTTGGACGTCTGGTATTCTTTGGATCTTGGTGCACTACCTGGCTGCGCTATTGCGCTACGGCCCGAAGCGAATGTACCGTGGCGCTGAGCATGAGCGCGCAGCCTACGCTCAATCGGATTGCCTTCACGGGGAAAGCAAAAGCTGGCTCGAGCTCGAGACGTTAGATCAAGATCGCTGACGCGCGGCGTGCGGGGGGGAAGTACTGCACGCACAGCGCATCAACGATGTCCAAGTATATCACCCGGAATCGTTAGATGTCCCGTCCCAGTTTATCGGTATATACTGCGCGCAGCGTTTAATTATGGCGCAGAGCCCCATACTTTTCTGTGTGCTCTCGAGCGCGCAGACTTCTGCATGCAGGCAAGAGTTGCAAATGCAGTCACGCTCCCAGATGTTTTGGGCTTCCTCCGCGTCGACGCCGGCGAACGATTTCAGATTACTCTCTACAATGTCTAACGCAGATGGAAAGCCGTCAACACGCGATGATGGTTCAAAGCTCCAAAGTTCGGCGGCGCCAGGCCAGCGTCCGTTGAATCGGAATGCGCGGCTATCGATGGTTACACTTGCCTTGGGTTTGTAGATCGATAGTGTGTATGTTGCGTTGCGGTCAACGCCCGCTCCGTGGCTTAGCATCCACGCGTGGACGGCTGCGATTCCCTCAGAACGCATGAATCTCGGCGAATGAATATGCACCTCAAACCGCGCATCCTTGATGATCTCGTTGAACCATTCGATAGCGCCTTTGGTTGGTTTTGCAGTTATTGGGATAGCCCAGATTTCCTCTGTTAAACCCGGTTCTTGACTGAGTACGCCTTCGAAAATAACTTCTATGATTTTTGGGTTACGCATTCCGCTGCCTCTCGTTCGTTACGAAACGCCTGCAATTCATCGAGTAATATCAGTAGTTCGTCGTAAAGCATTACTACGATAGGAGGTGTGCCTGGGGATCCCACTTTCCATCCGGCTGGTTTCAGGTCCTCCTTTGCCACGAGAAGGACCGGTCTCGTGTCGTTGCGCTCCGTGCGTTTCGCAAGCGTCTCCCGAAGATGCTTTCTCCAATCGTAGGTCTTCTCGTGTCGGCACTCGACGTAAAAAGATGTCCCTTCGATATCCGCACCTTCACCCGCAGCCGCGCCTCCGCGTGCGTCCTGATGTCCGCGGTAAACGGAATCGCCCCAAAACTCACGCAGGTCGCGTGCGACAAGGCGCTCCCAAACCTTCCCTTTGTTTCGCGAGCGTCTCCCCAGCAACACGTTTTTAGGATTCTTCTTTTTTTGCTTTTTCACAGCATACGCTCTTTGTAGTATTCTAAAATTCGGGCGGATATCGTTTTCATGCGAATTCCACTTTTATTTGCAAGGTGAATAGAGGCGAAAGTCAATGTGTACAGCGCGGCTTTTGCGTCGATGTTATTTTCTTCCATTGAAACTAACAACGCGGTTGCGAGGCGATTGTATAATTCGACGTTTTCGTCAGTTAGCGGCTCTTGGGATTCATCTGGCATTCCATTAAGTTATGTAATTCTTCTCCGATTGTGTAATTTATTGCACGGCCGTACACGAATAAACGGAGCGCTCCGCCCAAAACGCTTGATTACAGTTTCGGCTAATCGCATACTCTTGGTAACGGTTGCGAATGCAAAGAAAGGCTGGACACGATGAAACCTGGTATCTTCGCTGTTTCTGATGTCAACTCTGCTGGTGAGATCACGTATTGCCGTTTAAGCGGTGATGTCGACGTCGATAAACTTCGTGAGGTTTGGGAGGCACGTGGGCTTGATCCGGCATTGCTGCCGGATCCACCTACGGATGAGTATGCGCTCAAGCGTGCATGCCTGGAGTCCAAGGGCAATTTCCGTGTGCTGGTTCGCCCTCTACAAGGTGTCGCTGGTTACGCGCTCGTCACGGAAACTGCCGATGGACAAGACTTGAAATACGATACGGATGGCATGCTACGCGCCTACATCACGTACGACAAATCCGATGCCGGTCAGTCTGTTTCGAAAGCGGTTGTCGAACCAAAAGACCATCCGAAAGCAAAATCCATTCGGGCGCTTTTTGAGGAATATCGCGGAACGCTTTCTTCTCGAATAATCGGGGGCAAGTGGTTGTGGGGTAAATTAGCAGTACTGTGTAAATCTGTGAGCCTTCGTGATACGGGCGGTGTTTATTTCATCCCATCGGATTGTGTAGAGCAATGGCACGCGTTCTGTGACGCAATCGAAGAGGCGTCGTTGTCGACGATCTTCCACATCCCAGCGGTACGCGCGGAGGAGGCGATATTCGCCGTACTGGCGGCGCTGCAAGTAGAGGCCGAATCGGAGATAGCTTCAATGGCCGAAGAGCTTTCTAGGGCGGATGACGGAGCGCTGGGCGCGCGTGCGCTGCGCTCTCGCGCAATGCGATCTCGAGACGTACGGGCAAAGGTGCAACACTACGAAAAGTTGTTTGAACGAGCAGTACCCGGTTTACAGGAAAAGATAGATGCGCTCGACGCGGATATTGCTAGTGCGGTGCTTTTACTTTCGCCGGATGGGTCTTAGTTTACGATTGCAAATTGGAGGTTGGGTATGGCTGGCGAGACATTAAGTTGGCAGGACAAATTGGCGGCGGCGCGCTTGATGGCAATCATGAAGTGGCCTTGGATGCGCGTGGCGTTGTTCTCTCTGATTCCTAAACCCGCGCAGGGTTTGGGGACGCTCGGCGTAACCTACGATGGGATCATGCATGTCGATCCCGCTGCGATCGAACGATGGACCGTACCTGAGATCGCGGCGGCGGTTATCCATGAGGTCACACACGTTTTGCGGGAACATAATATTCGAGGGGCTGCTATTGGCGCTTATCCGAAACCTTGGAATCTTTCGTGTTTTCCTGGAGATGTACTGCTCGAAAACGGGGAACAAATCAAAACCGCGCGTAATACAGCGCGCGAATTTTCTGGGGAACTTATTGAAATATTCACACAAGTAGGATCACTCGCGGCAACGCCGGAACACCCGCTGCGCGCACGTATTAGAAAACACAAAGTTGGGATTAATCCTGTTATTTTACGTGATGCGGTTTGGCGCGAAATTGCAGAATTACGTGTTGGCGATTATGTGCTCGTGCCGTGTTTACGGAAAATAGACGCGAACTCGATTGATTTGCAGCCTTTCATACAAAAAGGACACGATTCAAAAGGGCGCGCCACGTTCGGAAACCGTGCGATTAAAACATTAGATATTACCCCCGACCTCGCGTGGTTGATCGGTTTATGGGTTGCAGAAGGAAGTGCAAGCCCTCCAGTTCAATTTTCGTTGGGTGCACATGAACTTCAGATCATCGAACGCGTAAAATCTATTGCTTCTACGCTAGGCTACCATTCTTCACAAAGCGTTCGTGACAATAGCGTAAGCGTTACACTTGGTAGCGTAGTGTTTGGAAGGTGGCTTAAATTTAATTGCGGTTCGGGCGCGCATAATAAACGTGTTCCGAATTTCATTTTACACCATCCCGATAAAGATATTCGATCCGCATTTCTTAGCGGATTACTCATGGGAGATGGGTGTGTAAGAATTCAAGGTAAAAAACGATGGGGAATAATAAGCACGGTTTCATCTGCGTTGGCTAATGGCGTGATCCTCCTTCTTGCACAAGATGGTATTGGGGCGCATCGATCGATCATGACTAAAGGTCCTAGACAAATAGGCGCATCATTTACACATAAAAATCTTAAGCTGTATAGGATCGCTTATAATTTAGATGGTGTAAGTTATTCAACCCGTATAATGAAGGGGCATGAGGTAAAAGCGCGCCACGGTCGATGGAAATCTAACGACGAGGGTGTTTGGTATCCAATTAAACGTGTAGTTAAAAAAGAGTTTAAAGGTGCTGTTTATAATTTGGTGAATACACCTGATCATGTTTATGTTGCTAATTCACTATTAGTTCATAATTGCGACGCTGAAATTAATGATGATCTTCAAAGTGCGGAGTGGACACTTCCAGGGCAACCATGCGTACCGGAACATTTCGGACTTCCGCGGGGGTTAACTGCAGAGGAATACTACGCCTCGATTCGAATTATTAAATTCCCCTCATCTCAGAAGGGTGGATCAGGCGAAGGGGATTCTTCCGAATCTGATGGCATTGGCGGCGGCGGTTCCGCCGAATCAGAAGAAAACCCAGAGAATGGAAATGGACAGGAATCAGGCGATAGGGATTCCGCGGAAACGTCAGACGAAACAGGCGGGGGTTCTTCCCCTTCCGATGGTTCCGGAAGTTCTGCCGGCACGGGAAGCTGCGACAAGCCTGCGGTCGGGCAGGGATGGTGTGGTTCGTGTGGCGGGCGCGCGCTTCCGGGCGAGGAAGAATCGCGAAAGGAGGTTGGAGGCGGACGATCGAAAAGTGAAATGAGTGGTATTCGCCGACAAACCGCTGAAGCTATTCGCGACATAGAAGAGAAAAGTCGCGGAACGGTTCCCGCCAACTGGGCGCGTTGGTCCAATGAACAATTGCTTCCGCCTAAAATCGATTGGCGCACGAAGCTCGCCAGGCTTTGCAGGAATTTCGTGGCACGACGCGCGGGTGCGGTGGATATGAGTTACCACAAACCATCGCGAAGACAGGCGGGGCTTGGGTACGGTAATGGCCACGCCGTACTTCCCGCCTACTTCGCACCGGTTCCCCGCGTCGCAATCATGGTCGACACAAGTGGATCCATGAGCAAAGGGGATTTACTGCGCGCGGTGTCCGAAAGCGAGGGTGTAATGAAAGCGATTGGATCCGAAATCGCTTTCTTTTCGTTGGACGCCAAGGTTCACACGGTTTCGAAGGTTCGAACGGCACGTGAGTTAGCGAACAAACTCGTTGGCGGCGGGGGTACAGACTTTGCGCCTGGATTCGAGGAGCTCGGCAAGCTCCCAATACACGAGCGGCCGAAGATCGTCGTATTCATGACCGATGGCTACGGGCCCGCCCCGCTAAATCCGCCAGTTGGCGTCGACACGATTTGGGTTTTGATTGGCGAGAAATGTCGAAAACCTTGGCCGCATGGTAATGCGAACGTTGCGCTATCCTGGGGATCGTTTGTGGAGGTCGATAATGACTGCAAGGAAACGCAAGCGAGTCTCATTGGTTGAACTGATAAAAGACGTTACTTCCCCTCCAGGAATTAATACACGTGAAGAGTATTGGCTGTCTATCAATAAGTTAGTCCTTCAGACAAACACGATTTTACACCGGATTTTAGAGATGGGAGGATTGGGAATCGACGGGAAAGATATCCTAGAAACTATTCGAGTTACGTTTCTCAGGGTGTGTTCGTTAGAAGGTGATATTTCTATCGAGTCGCTTCGCGCGCCGAAAGCTGCGCCGACCTTAGCAGCAACTGAAAAAGGGAAGGGTGTGATCTATTCGATCGTGCACATAAAAAACATGCTCGCAACGTTTCCCGTTATCGTTGCGCTAGAGGAGTTCAAGGAATTAGATCGAATGATTACGGCAACAGGAGGAGAAATCTTGTTGTCGTATACGGCAGCAGTACTCGTTGAATCCCAAGCATTCGAAGGATCGAAAGGCACTCGATGAGAGTTACGAGATCGTTTCCTCATTACCCGGCAGTCGTATGCCCCGCTTGTGGTAAAAAGTTATCCGCGTTATTTTCATTAGAAGAACATCAGCGCAGCCCCGGTTGCAAAGCGCGGCAGAACGTTCGCGAACTTATGGCTACCGGTTGGACTGCGTATTCATCGCGCGCGATAAGTACGCTGCGGATCAATTTAGATCTAGGTTCTGACGTTGTACGCGAAGTATTGATCCCGGAAGATGTGCTTACAATTCCTAAATTAATTTCTTTAAAGGTTGCAGCACGTGGGCGCGATCATACAGGCACCAACATCATAATCGGTTATATGATTCGGGATTGGTTAGCTACGGTTCTTGATTCGTACCGGACGGCACTTCAGATAGGCCAATTAACTTTTAACGATCTTCTCGAAGATCCCAGATCAACTGAATTTCCTCCCGTCCTTATGAATCTAGTTGATCAGATTTACAAAAACGAATCTCATCGCGCAGATGTCCTTGCCGCAATTCGGCTCGGCGGGTTCCGTGCGGCGGTTGATATCAGTAAGACCTGGAAGTAAAACCTGGTATTATTCTACTTGCAACCGTTAGCAACCGTAGGTTATACTGACCACGTGCTCTAAACAGAAAGGCTGGACGTCACAAATGGATATGCAAAAAATCATTAAGACTGTGTGGTTCACACCCACACATCGGGGTTGGGGTCTGCCGCTTGCATTCGAGGCTTCGCCCGGGACATCAAAGACGGCACAGATTCTACAAGTCTCCAGGACCTGTGGATTTTATTGCGAGGTGCTTTCGCCCGGTGAAAGGGGCGAAGGTGCCTTCGGAGTTGTTCCCGTGCCGGATAAAGGTGTGCTTACGTACCCCGCGCCAGAATGGACCAAACGTTTCGAGCAAGATGGGCGCGGCGTAGTGTTCCTGGACGAGCTCACAACGGCAGCCCCGGCGCTTCAGCCGCCACTGTTGGGCCTATTTTTGGAAGGGCGCATCGGTGGCTATACTCTACCCGCAGGCGTGCGCTTGATTGCCGCGTACAACAAACCGGAAGAGGCCGCCGCGGGGTACGATCTGCCCGTGCCAGTAGCGAATCGCATGGGTCACATGCTATTTGATGCGGGCGACGTTGAAGCTTGGATCGATTGGCTAATGACTGAGGATGGATTAGGCGCGGGTACGCTCGAGCCGATCAACCCGGAAGAGGAGGAGGAGCGTGTGCTTTTTAGATGGTCTGAATCGTTTGCGGTAGCCAAGGGCAAAGTCGCCGCATTTGTGAAGCGCCGTGGGGAGCTACTCCATAGGATGCCTCCCGTACACGATCCGAATGCCTCGCGTGCCTGGCCTAGCAGAAGGTCGTGGGAGTTTGCAACACGCGCGCTGGCAGCATCCGCGATTCACGATCTCACAGAAGATGAAAGCATTTCACTGGTTGGCGCGTTCGTCGGTACGGATGTCGCGGGGGAATTTCTCACCTTCTTGAAGGAGCACGATTTACCTGATCCAGTTGAGCTTCTCGACGGCAAGATCACGTTCAAGCACGAGCCGCTTCGACTCGATCGCACGTACGCTGTTCTATCCGCGTGCACGGCGTTGGTCGTTCCGCCCAAAGCAGCTAGACGCGATGAGCGCGCGAGGGTGCTCTGGACGATTCTGCACGACATCGTCAAGGCCGGCGCGAAAGATGTGGCGTTCGGCCCCGCGCGTCGAATGGCGAAAGCTGGGCACCTCAAGCACAAAGAGGCGCGGCCCGTATTAGCCCAACTGAATAAGGTGATGGAGGCCGCGGGAATCACGGGGCGCTAATGCGTAACGGCACACCAGCGCTGGACATAAGTCTCCCAATCGCGTGTAGTTTCGCGATCGGGGGGTTTCACATGTTACGCATGATTTTTACGGAGGATGGCGAGCTACGGTATATCCGCGCACCGTGTACAGCCGAGCGCGATGCGACAACTGCGGCGAAACGGTTTGATGAACCCACCTGTGCCGAGATCGCGAGTTACGTCCGGCACGCGATTAAGACAACCGCGCCTTCCGAAATGAGCGGGATGGCGCGATGCATTCCGATACCGATCGAACAAACTACGCTGCGTGGGGTTTACGAGGATGCCTTGCGCGTCATGGTTTCTCATGCCATCGGCATCCGTTTAAAACGCGATTCGTCGTTGCAGCCTTTTTACCTTACACAGCAATTGGCAACGTTAGATCCCGACGCGTTATCCGATCGTAGAAATCATATGCTGAATAAAAGCATTGCGCGCGTGTTCGGAAGCGACATTGCGGGGTGCATACACATTATGACCACTAGCCGCGGAACGGAGGTGTCTGCGCTTGATGCCAAAAACGGATCTCACTGGTTTCATTTTGCAAAGTTGGAAGGCAAACACTTCGAATTGATTAATCCAAGTTTCGAATCCTCGTCGTCCTTGCGGGGAAAAAGCGCGCTAGTCAAAGCAGACGGATTTTGTATTCCTTGTAATTCCTCGCAGAGTACGGTTACGCGCCATGTCCTTTCTGAAAAGCATCGCAAGAATGTCGTAAATCTCTGCAAGCGCATCGTAGCGCACCTCAATAAACGATTGGAGGTGCGCAGTGTTTAAAGCCGAGCGCTGCTGGAATCTTCGGCGCGCGCCTATCTATAAAAAGGGGGTGCGGGGCGTTCAACAAGTGGTCGATTACGGTTGGCGCGCGGTGGAATACGTGAGGTCCCCCCGCCCCGACGATTCTTCTTTGTTCGTCTGGATGCGCGGGAGTAATATTTCGAAAGTAATTCGGACGGGGGTTGGTTGTTTGGAGGCCGCCAATCAAGATGGTCTTTTTACGGAACTGTCGTTCGTCAAAACAGCGCGCCACAAAAGACCCGCGTTGCGGATTGAGGACTACGTGGATCCCGCCATGTTGGCAGAATGGCGGCTGGGCGCAACACTTTATCTACGAATCGTGATGAATGTAAAACCCTGGGTGAACCGCGAACCGATGTTACGGACGCTACTCATTACTAGAAGATATAAGAGTCGGAAGCCTTGGGAAATAATTTCGGATCTTGGCGTATGGCCCGATCCAACACTGGTCGCGGATTCTCTCGGGGTTAGGTACGCATGGACGCATAATTCGTTAGATGCGCCATTGCTTTCTGTTGTAACCTTAGGCAAACGCCCGAGCAGAATTTCGGCAGAGGAACGAATACGGATACTCAAGAAAGAAAAACTGGAGGCTAGACATGGATATCCAAATCGAACGGATGGCGCGAAGGATGGCACGTAGCTTCGCGTTTCACTATCGAGGCAATGCCAATGACAACGAGGATTATTTTCAGGAAGCCATGTGTGTTGTGTTAGAGATACGGAAACGTTGTGATCCAAGCCGTGATTTCCAAAACTACGCGCGTGGCGCTATCCGCCGTAGACTGTACTGGTATGCTACGAAGGAACACGCGCCAGTTATCGGGAGCACACACAGCATTCGCGCATTGAACGTGTCCAGGTCAACAGAACTTACCGATCGGATCCAACACCTAGTCACACCAGAATTCCTTTTGCACTCGGCTCGCTGGGCATTAGACATCAGTCTGTTAATCCAAGACGCGTTCGAACGGGTACCTGATGGGGAGGTGGCCAGAAAGGTTCTACTCGATGGGCTGCCAGCGGGCGCGGTCGCGCGCGAGCATTCGTTTCCGTTATGGCGTGTGTACCGTGCCACAAGAAAAGTCCGAAAGGCGATTAGAACGGATAGACGGCTACAAACGCTGTGGGAAAACGCATGAAGCCTAAAATGCAACTCATGCTGTGCTCGCGATGCTACCTACGCTATCGAGACCCCGCGCACGTTGGTTCGGATTATTGCAAGCTAACAGTAATCCACAGGAATCGCAGGCGAGAAGGGTTGCAAGTATGTCATGGCAATTGGATCCGATTAGTTCGGGATGCGGGCATCCCGTTAATTGAAGACTTCATCAGACTTGATTTTAAAAATAAGATGTACGAACGCGTTGGAATTAAGGGTTATTGGATACCAAACTGGGTAGACACATTTCTGCATAAGACCGCAGATAAGAGCCCTAATAAGATTAGTAGAAATCGACGGGTGAAGTACCTACACGTTCTTAGCGACGATGGCGTACGCGCCGAATTTTCGGCTGCGGTAAGGCTCGGGAATTACAAGGGCGCATTTGTGTTTTTAGACGGAATTATAAAAGATGAAGATCAAGCTAACGCTCAAATAATGGAGAAGTGAATATGGCACAAACGAGAAAACCTAGGGGTAAGTACACGCGGGTGGTCTTACCAAAACTGGTAGATCCTCCGAAGAGAGAGAGCCAGCAAGAACTATTGTTGCAGCATGGATATTTACTGCCATCAGACGCGGCGCAACGCGCCGGCGTGAACATGTCCACGATTTATAGAATGATCAAGCAGGGTAAAATCGAAGCGGTAAGAGTGGGTCAGTATTCTTACGTGGTCGCAAAATCCCTCGCGGCGTATTACTCGGAGGTCAAACTTCTGCGCGATCGGATACTCGCGGGCGTCATAGAATAAGGGTACGCCATGATTTTAAAACTGTCTAACCTACTCACGACAGTCGAATGCACTGACGAAGAGTTCGACTGGATCTTTGACTATCTATCGTTCGAAAGTAAATTCTTCCGGCCGACAAAGGGGCAATATACGATCGAGCGGATTCGGCTGTTTAATCGATCGGCGATGACCTTTCCAACCGGCTTCGTTTCAATGGTGGAAAAGACGGCCGCGGCTAAAGGATTCCCGATTGTAAAGGAAGATAAACGTGTCAAGCCCATCGCGAGAGATCCTAATGCGGATCTCAGTTGGCTGCGCGATTACCAACTGGAGGCGGCTAAAATCGCTTCGCAGCGTACACGAGGGATTCTTTGGATTCCAACCGGAGGCGGCAAATGTCTTGGCATAGGAACACGTGTGATCAAGTACGATGGCAGCCTCGTTGCTGTCGAGGACTTGCGCGTGGGCGATATGCTAATGGGACCCGATTCCTGTGGTAGAACAGTGCAATCAGTGACGCGTGGCGCGGGCCCCTTGTTTCGCATCGATCCCAGAAATTCAAACCCGCTGTCATGGGTTTGTAATGATGCTCACGTACTCACGTTGATCGGCGCAAAGGGGCCGATGAGGAAAATCATTGATACCCCTCTAACCAAGTTCATGAAGTTAAAGTCGGGGCATGATTACTACAAGTTGTTTAGCGTAGACGTTTCATTCGACCCTCCCACAGGATCCGGGTTTCCTAAGATTGCGCCCGTGATCGTTAACAAGAATTACAACTTCAGCATCACGCCAATCGGAGAGGGCGAGTACGCGGGGTTTACGCTCGATGGGGATGGCCGTTTCCTGCTCGAGGATCTGACGGTTACGCACAACACGGAGGTCGGAATCGCGATGGCGCTAGCCTACCCGTGTCCATGGGTATTCATCGTGCATCGCGCAACGTTGTTGCAGCAAGCCGCAGAGCGTTGGGAGAAACGTAGTGGAGAGCCCGCCGGATGTATTGGCGACAAGGTTTTCAAAATCCATCGTTTCAATGTGGCGACCTTCCAGACGCTACTCTCCCTTGTAAAGCAACGCCGTACGAATCCTAAAGATATTAAAGTCCAGATGTTTTCGGATCTGGTAAACACAACAGGAGGAATGATTGTTGACGAGTCTCACGTTCTTCCCGCGAGAAACTACTCCCTCGTCGCGATGCGATTCAAAAACGCATACTGGAGAATTGGTCTTTCAGGAACCCCGTTATCGCGCGGCGATCGCAGAAGCCTCATGGCGATTGGGACTCTTGGACCTGTCATCTACCGTTTGATGCCCAACACACTGATCAAACAAGGAGTGCTCGCCCGTCCAGATATCCGTATCGTCGACACGTTTGGAACGAGCACTTCGGATCGCTACACTTCAATTTACGGCTCAACGGTTATTCGGAACACAGAGCGGAACGAACTGATAACGGAAATTGCGAAGATCGCAGACAAGCCATCGTTAGTATTTGTCAAATCGCTGAAGCACGGAAAACACCTGCTTGATCGGTTCAAACGTGTCGGCCTAAACGCGGAATTCATTTGGGGCGCGGCTTTATCAGTGAAACGCAGGGCTGCGGTTGAGCGACTCGTGCGCGCGGAAATCGATGTTTTAATCACGTCAGTTATTTTTCAGGAAGGCGTCGACATACCGGAGCTTCGTTCTGTTGTCATTGCAACAGCGGGTAAAAGCGTGATTGCGGCGATCCAAAGAATCGGGCGCGGCATGCGAATGTCTGCAGGAAAGAATGGTGTTTTTCAGGTCTGGGACTTCTACGACTACGGTCACCGTGTCATGGAAAACCATTCTGCCGGTAGGATAAAGGCGTACAAGAAGGAGGGCTACGAAGTTCTTCGAATCAAAACGTTGGATCAACTCCAGTTGAATTTAGGTAGCCAGTCGAGGTAGAAAGATCGTAGAGTTTTTACTTTAGGAGCTTACACCGTGACGCATAGGCTGGACTCCGTAGAGAAATCATCTTCGCAATTAGATTCAATTCCAGTTCCTTTTATCTCGTTTAAGAGATGGCTCGGGACTAGTTACCACGTTTGGGAAAAGCTGTGCGAACTGCGCGATTCGCATGGGCGCTGTAACGCTACGGCCGGTGAGCTATCGGAGGCTACCGGAATTAAACTCCGCAACGTTAAGGCGGGCCTTATCCGCCTCCGAAAGTTGGGCGTTCTTTCGGATGAATTGCTTGTGCGTCCAGGCGGTAAAGGTCGCCGCCTTAGGATCATTCGTTGCGCTCTCGACGTCGGTTCATCCAACGAAGTCGCTCTAGTTCCACCGGAACTGATCGCCTCGGTGAATAGCGCTTATGGCTGGGGAGGCCCTAGACTCACACCCGGTAATCTAGCGGAAACGTCCCCAAATGGGTACGGTAAATTGAGGGATAAAGGGGCGAATCCCAGGCAAGGCGGGAACAAACAGAGCGCTCTTGCCGAAAGCAAGTATGTCCGTTATGGGGAAAAAGCAGACAGACAGAGCGCTCGACTCGAAAGCAAGTATGTCCGTTATGAGAAAAATCACGAGCCGAGCGCTCGCCAGGAACAAAATGAGCGGAGCAAGTGTGTCCATTACGACGAAAAACAGGACGAGCCGAGCGCTCTCCTCGAAAGCAAGTGTGTCCATTATGAAAGCAAGTGTGTCCGATATGCAAAAATAGGCTGGCCAGTCACACCGAAAATATACAGTGAGCCTGGCGACGAATCGAATATATTTCCCCCCTTAAGGGGGGAATATATTACACGCGTACGTGCGCGCGCGTCCGCGCGCCCGCGCATGCGCGCCCGCGCTTTAAGAATTAATAATTTAATATGTAATTATAATTATATTAAGTTTAATAAGTTTAATTGGTTAACCGACTTCGTGTTTTTTTTAAAAATTAAAAAAAACGCGGACCTGGACGAGCGTGCAGTGCACGCTCGCCATGCCGATCATTTTAATTTTTTTGAAGACAGTCCCGAGCGGCTAGCGCCGCTCGAGCCTGAGAACATCGCGCGGCTAGCGCCGCACGAATCTATGCCGAGTTCGGTTTCTCTTCGACTGTCTGAAGATGTCGCGGCTCCCGAGAATTGGTTTGGGGGTCGCGGGCGCCGAGCTGCTTGGCGATATCGAGACGTTCCGCCGTTTCCTAGTTTATCTATAATCAATCCGGTTAAGGTTCCGCGCCCTCCACAGTTCGGTGAGCGGTGGACCCAAGATCGCCGCGTTCGATTTCTCGTTCGAACCTGGATCGATGCCTTTACGCATTTGACCGGCGAGGATTGCAGAACGTTTTACGCGAGAAAATCCCGCGCCGGTGTGCAGGTGGATCCGGTGAAAGCAAACTATGAGCTACTGGTGCATGCCGCCGAAAAACTTGTTGAGTATGAAATCGAGCCCGCACCTTGGGTCGCGTTCAGCTTCGACGTTTGGAACCGGTATATCGGCGACCGCCCGAAAAATAAAAAGCCCGCGCGACGAAGGAAGTACGCCAAGAAGAAAAAGCGGGGGACAACCCCACCGCTCTCGTGGGTGTTTTTGGACAGTCGTATTGATGAGCGTCGCGCTTGGTTTCATGCCGAATACGATGCGGAGTTTTATTCGGGGCATGTGCGCTTCACTCCCGCACATCGAGATTTGATTTACAAGCACGCGGCTATGCGTTCCGCGTTGCTCGCGCTTGATAATCCGCAGCAGGATACGGTGGATAAAATCGTACGTAAGTATTTTCCTGATGGTTGGGAAGGAGCGATCGCTAAGTGCGTTGAGGAGACCGAGGAGGAACAAACGCGACTTAACGCCGTTGCGCTGAAAGGTGCATGGCTATGGTAGCCCCGAAAAAACAGAATGGTGTGGAGCCCTACGGATTGGATCCCGCTTTCGAGCGGGCGCTCGTTTCGCTGATATGCCAACGGCCTAATCTTTTCGGGAGGATCGGCACGTGGATTGAGACGGAGGCTTTGGGCGATGCCAGCGCGCAGTTGCTCGTTCAGGCCGCGCAATTGATTGCCTCTGAAGTTGGATCGGGTCCTGATTCGACTTTACTAGTCGTTCAGCGATTGCACCGTATGTTGAATGCGGGTCAGGTAACGCAAGAGCAGATCAACGCGTGTAGCGACCTACTTGATTTAGCAGACGACTTTGGTCTTCCCGACGAGGCCGCGGTGATCAACGAAATGGTTCCTACGCTTAGGAGGCGCGGCGAGAAGACTGCATTGTATTCCGCGATGGATGCTTTTGGTAAGCAGCAGGATTTGAAGAAGGCTGTCGAGCAGCTTGGTCGGGTTGAGCGTTTGGGTACCGCGCTTTTCGACACTGGCATTCGCGTTGGAGCGGGTTCCTTCGAGTCGATTAGGCGTTTACACGGTTTAGCTCGCTTGCCGATGGACGTGCCCGAAATCGATACGTTGTTGGAAGGAGGGTTGTGGCGTAAGGCATTGGGTGTTGTGATGGCACCTCCTGCCGGGGGAAAATCTATTTTTCTTTCGCATCTTGCCGGTGCCGCGAGTCGGAATGGAATTCGAACTGCGGTTGCTACGCTCGAGCTTCCGGAGCCTATTATTTTGGCGCGCATCAAAGCGAACCTTCTCGGGCTTCCGATCAACGATCTTTTGGATGGGTTTCTCGATGAGGCTCAACGGCGAATGGAAATACTTTCGCCGCATTTAGGGTTGTGCGTAGTTAAAGAGTTTGCGCCTAAGGCGACAACGGTGGGCGACCTAACAGCTTGGATAAAGCGGGTGGAAGACGAGATTGGGGATTCGATAGAGTTGCTTATCGTAGACTACGCAGATAAACTTGGTACGGGAAAGGATGAGTCTTCGTACGTGGCGGGTGGTGTGGTATACGAGGGTTTACGCTACTACGCGGTGGAAAATGATAAGTGGGTGTGGACCGCTTCGCAGCCCAGGCGTTCGGAGAAAGGCGCGCGAAAGAGAATCGAGTTAGACCAGGTAGCGGATTCGATGGAGAAGGTTCGTGTGGCCGATGTGGTGTTGACGATCACACCGAGAAATGACGGCGAGCTTCTTTTATATTATCTAGCAAAGAATAGGATGGGGAAGACAGGCGCGAGCATAGGGCCGCTCCCTCATGATTTCGCTTGCGGAAGAATTGCACCGGTTGTGCGAGAGGATGGGTATTTCGATGTCGTCCCGTTCTGATCAGGAACTTGCGCTCACCGCGTTTGTTGGCGCTGTACGGTCCTCGACCGGTTGGTATCGGGCGCCGTGCCCGTTTTGTGCTGCTCGTATTGGCAAGCCAGATCGTCACAGGTCGTTTTCGATCTTGGAGGGCGAATGGGTTTACCACTGTTTCAGATGCCATGTCGTTGGGCATCTTTCTTCGGCACCTACCGGATTCGAACACGTCATTGCGCGGAGTCAGTGGGATGTCACCCAGGAGACAGAAAAACCTGCTGATCTCGGGCCGCCAGAAGGCTTTTGTGAATTGTCTTGCGAGCCCGGACTCACAGCGCTATCGTTCGCACCCGCTCGTAAATATCTGTCTCGGAGGCGTGTGTCGAAATCAATCTGTAGGGCTGTAGGAATAGGCGCAACGTTGGCTGGGAAAGCAGCCCACCGAATCATTGTGCCAATCGCGGGTGGCGACGGCGTAACGTGGTTGGGTTGGTCTGGCAGAGCGCTCGGTTCGGGATCGAATTTGAAGTACTTGTACCCGCGAGGAATGCAGCGGGGGTTTTTACTTTTCAATGGGGGCGCGATTCATGCAAAGACGGATATTCCTCTGATCGTGGTCGAGGGTGTTTTTGATGCGTTGCCCCATTGGCCGCACGCGGTTGCGTGCTTAGGGAAACCAACGCGCGCGCAGTACGAGATTCTTTGTGAGACAACTCGGCCGATAGTTGTCGCGTTGGACGGTGATGCTTGGGAAGAGGGTGAGGCGCTTTCTATGCGGTTGAAATTGGCGGGCAAGCGTGCGGCTTTCGTTAGGCTTTCGCCAAAAACAGACCCGGGAAATTTATCCAGAGAAGATTTAAATCTGCTCATTTCCGGAGTGATCGCATAACTAGGTGGCTATGGCTCAAGGTCAAGAATACGAAAAAGATTCCAACGCGGTGATATTCGAGGACGCGAAGTGCAAGCACGCGACCGACGTGGCTATTCTGGTTTCGATCGATGGTGATGACTACTGGGTGCCCTCGAGTATGGTCCACGACGACAGCGAGGTGTTCGAAAAAGGGCACGAAGGTAATTTAATAATCACAAAATGGATCGCGAAGAAATTAGATCTTTGGGAAGATTGAACAACGGGACAGGAGGCAAGATGGCTTTATTCAAACTATACGGATACGATGGTGAGGCTGATATACGTGGCGCGATGCGACATGTATCGTTCGACGAGGATGGGTTGCATATACACGGGGTAACCCTTCGTGAGGCGAATGACTTGTTGGGGTTTTTAAGCAGCGGAGAAGTTATCGCGCAGCAACCAGGTGGCGAGGACCTGCATGCGATGGGCGTTGTTTTCACAGGTTTGGGGGAGGGTGTGGAGGAAGTTTCTGTTGATCAGGCACCTTCACCCGTGCGGCAGAGGACTCCCGCCGCATCTACGTCGAACGCCAAGCAGGCCGAACCGGATAAGTATGAATCGCATAAACCGCAGGCATCTAAAGTTTCTCCGCAAAAGGTTCCGGCATCTAAGCCTGTCAAAAGTTCGCTGGCCGATGATGTCATGACGGTGGACGCAGAATCGCAAGAAGCCCCGGTAACTTCGGCTGTACCCGCGGAGAAAGCGGAACCTAAGGCGGTCGAGAAGCCGCCCGCGCAGCAGCCCAAGTCGAGGAAGGCTTCGGTTGAAGAAACCGCGGGTGATGAGGTTGCTGCCGCTAAAAGCACTTCAAGTGGCTCGAATGATAAATCACTCGTGACAGCTCTTTCGGGCGCGAAAAGTTTGAGGGATGTGGTGACCATCCTTCAGGATTCTGGGTTGGCGACTGGTTCTGCTATTGCCGACGCCGCTGTTGGTCTGCAAGCCGAACTACCAATTCTATCTCGAGTTGGAAATCTTGCCGAGCGCATTAAGCGCACCGCTTCTGCTCTTGGTATCCCCGCATAAATGGAGTTATTGCGCCTATACGATTCCGCGCCTTTGGAGGTTGTGGAAAAGACCGCGCCCTTGTGTGTTTCTTCTCAATGTACTCTTTGTAATCTACACGAGCGGGTGCGGTCTTCGTGTATGCGTGCCGAGGGAGATTCTGGCGGGGTGCTCCTCGTTGGAGATTACCCGGGAGCTGAGGAAGATCGTACGGGTATTCCATTTAGCGGGCCAACAGGAAAATACCTGAGAAAGTTAGTGGCGCGATGGTGGTCCGGTCCTGTGGCGTATGACAATGCACTTCGCTGTTTTCCTGGGGAACGCCCAACGAGTACTGCGATGGTTGACTCGTGTCGCGGGTATCTCGCGGCAACGATTCGAGAGGTCAAGCCCACGGTGATCGTGGCAATGGGGGGTCGCGCGATATACGGGGTGCTCGGGCGTACTCTTCCACTTCAGTCTGTGCGGCGAGGTTACGGGTGGCTGTACAACACAGATATCGATCCCATTTCAGGAATGCCTATTCCGGTATTTGAACTCATTAATCCCGTTAACGCGCTTAGGAATAGATTTATCAGGATCAGTTTCGAAGAGGACTTGAAAGTAGCATTATCGGGTGCGCCTCTCACGCAGCCCCCATGGGGTGGCGTCGTTAGTGTTATTGAGACGTATGCCGACGCGTGCGCGGCCGCCTCTGACTTGCGCGCTGCGGAATGGTTATCTTTCGACTGCGAAACAATTGGGGTTCAGTATCATCCCGATTTTAGAAATATTAGCATGGCCTGTTGCGCGCGAGGTTCCGACCATTCTTACGCATGGGATTCGCGCGCGCTACGAGACAAGGAGCTTGTTGCGCCGTTGCTCGATCTTCTAAAGGACGATCGTGTTAAAAAGATTGGTAGCAATCTTAAGTACGATGCTCATTCAGTTGCTTGCGAATACCACGTTACTCTAAGAAACCATTTTTGGGATACGCGTTTATGCCGCAAGCTTTTAGATGCCGACGCGGATGCATCGCTCGAGGTGATGTGCGAGCTTGTTGGTATGGGCGGAATGAAAAAGGAGGCCGAAGACGCATTGATCGTGGCGGTTCGTCAGATCGTTAAGGCGCGTGTGGCTTGCCGTAAATCATTGCTGTTTCCGTTTGAGAATCCCGTGATCCTTGCCGCGTGTAAACGTGTAGATGTTGAACCGAAGCGCTATGCTTTTGGATTGCTTGCCCGCAAAATACTTCTTCGGTACAACGCACGCGATGCTGTCTCGACTGCGAGGCTTGGCGTTTTGCTAGGGGATCGGCTTGAAGAGACACCTCCCGTAAAGCGTATTTGGACGAAGGTGGTGCGTGGCGCGAGCTACGCAATACAGCGCGTAGAGGAATGGGGGATGCCCGTAAGCCGCGATAGCGTCGAGCTTTTCATTAGGCGTTTAGAGATAGCAGCTTCCTCCGCGGCGCTTAAGTTTAATGGCTACCCTAATTTTAATCCTCGTAGTTCTCAAAGTGTATTGAACCTGTTATTTGGCCAGCTTCACTTGAAGCCCGTCAAGCTGCTGGTTTCTGGCGCGTCCTCGACCGATCAGGATTCGTTGAAGGAATTGGCGGGATCTCATCCAGTGGTTGATGCGCTTATCGAGTACAGGCGTCTCGATAAACTTCTCGGTTTTGCCCGTGGTTTGCAGGAGCATATTAGTCCCGATGGGCGTATACACCCATCTATCAATATTGATGGTGCGCGTACTGGCAGAACGAGCTGTATCGCAAAGGGAACACCGATTGAAGTGTTGCGCGATGTGGCCGCTATTCCCGCAGGGGTTCCAATTGAACAAGTTAGTGTGGGCGATTGGGTGTGGACATATTCCATAGACGGCACGCCAACACTTCGGCGCGTTGTTCGCGTATTTGCGAACGGCGCGCGGCGGATCGCACGCGTGCATTGGAGGGGGCAGGGGGGTTATTCGCGCGGGTTTTTAGACCTAACACCCGATCATCGCGTTAGGATGATGAATGGTACGTATGTGCGCGCGGCTGACCTAAAGTGTGGTGATCGAATTAGCGCCGTTACGCGGAATGTGACGAATAGCGGTTACGCGCGTTTATATTTTACGGGCGTAAAGCACGCCATTAGGGAACATTGCCGCATAGGTGAATTTTTGCGTGGAGGGCCCTTCGAACATTGCCATCATGTTGATGGTAATAAGTTGAATAACGTTCCACATAATATTGTTGGAATGGATGCTATTGCGCATTTAACTTTACACGCGAATAGTATTCCCGAAGGATTGCGCGTTCGCCGCTCCGAAGTGATGCGCGAACGTCATCGTCTTGGGCGTATTAGATATTTGCGCGGTGAGGAGAATGCTCGTTGGAAAAGGTTAACGAAAGCGACGGCGCTTTTTTTATTGCGTGCCAATAGATGGTCGATTTCCTTGGCTGCGCGATCGGCAGGGTGGGATTTTGCGACGTTTAGAAAGCATCTGACCTTGCTTGGATTTGATTGCGAAGAAATAAAATTGCGTAGTCGGCGCAAGCGGCGAGATTCAATTTTACGCGCGGCCGCGTTTGCGCGGTCAGTACGCTTAGGAAATAATCACATTGTTGAATCAATAGAATTTTTAAATAGATCGGCACTCGTCTACGACCTTGAAATTGACGGTACGCATAATTATTTTGCGGGAGGAATTTGCGTACACAATTGCTCTGCTCCGAATTTACAAAATATAGCCAGGCCTCGCGATCCTGAATCCAAAATGGCGCGGGATTTGTTTGTGGCGAATCCGCACCACAAATTGGTGTCATTTGATTATAGCCAACTTGAATTGCGTATCGCTTCGATGATGTCCGGTGACCCCGAGATGCTTGCTATTTGGGCTGCTGGTTTGGATTACCATCAGCGTACGGCGGAACTGATTGCCGATGTCGCTTGGGGACTTAGGGTGGATCAGCTACTGCCAATTCATCGCGATCAAAGTAAAACCGTTAACTTCGGGGTTTTGTATGGAATGGCCGCCAAGAGTCTTGCTAAACGAATAGGTTGCAGCAAGGCGCAGGCCGCAAAAATTCTGACCGCGATTACAGGACGGTTCTCACGGTTTGCGGAGTGGTGCCAAGAGCAAATCGAGATCGCGCGTAAAACAGGTTATGTGTATACGTGGTGGGAAGGTGAACAGGCACGGCGTAGGCCGTTATGGGGTATTGCAGACGCCGACGACGAGACGCGTTCTAATGCCGAACGTGCGGCGCTGAACACACCCATTCAAGGCTGTATTCCGGGTTATACGCGCATAACCACTGACCGGGGAATTCTTAAAATTGCGGATGCGCCCGATCAAGGACGTGTGTGGACTGGGCACGAATTTGCTGAATACGAGAAATTGAATCGTGGCGAATGGCAGTTGAGCATTATTGCGTTGGCGAACGGGCAAATGTTTCATTGCGATACTAGGCATTCGGTTCTTGTTGTCGGTGAGAACGAGTACGAATTTAGAGCATATAAAGATCTTAGGGAGGGTGATCTAATATGTCTGTCATTGGCACAACCTATCGAGTTTAGCTCGAATGGGTGCGATACCGAACTTGCATATTGGTTGGGATACGCGATTGGGAATGGTTATACTTGTACGAGCCGCGGACGAAACGCGCTGGCTGTTACATTTGGTAATCGTAAGGGACGTGCGTCTAAAGAAGAGAGCGCCAATCGTTTTGTTGTATGGGCGTATTCGTGTGGATATGTTCATCAAAAACCTCGTGTGTTCAAAAACAAAATAACGGTTACGATTTGCAGCCCTGCTTTGCGCGAATCCTGGGTCGCGCTTGGTTATCCTTGGGGCGCGAACTCCCATACAAAATATACGCCTACTGTTGTGTGGTCCCTTTCGTTGAAAGCTAGGAGGTCATATCTATTAGGCTTATTAGATTCTGATGGAACCATCGGTGTTGCGGAAAAGACAGGGCCTTGTTTGCATCTTTGTCAAGGGGGTTTGCTGCGCGAGACACAGATCTTGGCGCGTACTTGCTGTGTTGAAAGTGTGTATCGTGAGTTGAATGATGGATCATTCAGACTTGATTTTAATGGGGGTCAATTGCGAGAGGCTTTGGATTACGGGTATAAACGAGAGAAAATCGTTGTGCGCGACTGCGCCCCTCGTTTTGTTGTTGAGGAGTTTTTGCGCGAGCTTTCTGTACGAGAACGTGTCGTATGGTCTTCAAGCGATCAGGTTTTAATATCTCGTTTTAGGAAGGGTGGGTCCACTAGCGTCTATAAGCTTTACGAGATGTGTAAAAAGATTGCAGTTCCAATTCGATTGTATGCTGCTAGCGAGTTGGTATCTAAGAGAGCGAGTCGAATGAAAGAGACGACGTGGACGTTAGCTGTTAAGCATTCTGGCCATCGCTTTGATTCAGAGGGTGTTATTAGTAAGAATACGAGTAGCGAGTATTGTGTGGCGTCGATTGCGTCATGCGTGCAATGGATTGAGGACGATGAGCCACCGGCTAAAGTCGTTCTCGCGGTTCACGACGACATCATTTTTGAAGTCGAGGACTCCGCGGTTGATGAGGTTGTTTACCACGTCCCAAAGATCATGACGGGTTGGGACAGCGGTGTGGTCCCCCTTGAAGTGTCGATTAAGGTTGGGCAGTCTTGGGGGTCAATGCAAAAATATCAGTAACGAAAGAGAGGTTTGTATGTCACGCGTTGTTGAAGTTAATCCAGAAGAGGCCGTATTGCTCCGTGATATAGAAGTTCCTAAATATCTTAAGGAATGTATTACGTTGTTTCCCGAGCAACTGGACGAAGAACTTATTCGAGCTCCATCTGATATCGCTTATTGGAACGAGCATTATGCGTCAGCGCTTCGAGACTATCTTCTCGCGAAGAACAGTGCCGAAGTTGTGCGCGCGCGTGTACTGATCGAGATACGCGAGAAGGCCGCGGCAAACGGGCAGAAGTTGACCGTTGGTGACTTGGATGCTTATGTGACCGTGGATGATCGTGTTCAAGCGGCGAACCTTAAAGAAATAGAAACGGAGGCTGAGAAGCAGCTTCTTAGATGTCGCGTTGAATCGGTGACCGCGAAGTTGGAGGTCTTGCGATCTCTCGGCGCGAAGCTTCGCGCAGAGATGATGTCCGACCCATCGGTACGCGAACTTACTGTTGGATCGCGTTCGATCGGGTAGTATACTGGCTTGCGATTGCATGGTGCAGTCGTCAAGAATCACAGGTAAATCAGGAAAATACACAGGAGTTATTATGCCTAAGGAACCAGGAAGCAATTTACAGAAGTGGGGAACCTACGAGTTGGATACTGCGAATCAGGAGGCGCTTGATCTGGCGCACGAATCCGGCAGTGCGAGTTTTATGAAACTGAAGGTGGGTAAGAATATCATTCGAATTTTGCCGCCACTGCCCGAGAAGAAATCGCCTTTCTTCGTGACCTATCAGCATTACATTCGGACGCCGAACGACGACAAGCCGTTCGCATTCTCCTGCCCGCGCTTGGTGTTGCAAATTAGATGTCCGGCGTGTGATGAATGGCAGCGTCTTAGGAAGTCGTCTAATCGTAAAGACCAGGAGCGCTCTAAGGAGTTTTTCCCCAAGCGGCGCGTGTTCTGTAACGTCATCAACAGGGCTGAGCCCGAAACTGGGCCGATGGTCCTCGCGTTTGGTAAGACGATTCACGAGGAGTTGATCGCGCTGCGACAGGACGAGGATGCTGGCGGGGATTTTACGCATCCTATAAACGGGATAGATGTCGTTATCGAGCGGACCGGTGTTGGTAAGTTCGATACTGATTATGCAGTGAGGCTGGCCCGTCGCTCGACGCCTATTTCTGATGACGCTTCTGTTATGGACGCATGGCGGGAGGCGATGCACGATTTGGAATCGTTTGCGAAGTTACCCAGTGATGAAGAAATCAAAGCTCGGTTGAACGGTGAGGATTACGAGGACGAAGATAAGCCGCGGGATTCAGGTGCCTCTAGGCGGCGGCCACGCGGGAAGGCACCAGCGCGCGCTAGCGTAGACGCTGACATTTCCGATGCGGAGTTTACTGAGGTTGATGGCGAAGATCATAACGAAGACTGGGGCGTCTAGCGCGAAGGGGATCGTGTCCTCGGGTTAATCCCCGGGGACCGATACAATTTTATGGGCAAAGA